TGACCCCGGTCCATCTGCGTATTCAATCCAGAATTTACCATGGCCGGGCACCCTACCTGCTAGTTCTTAAAATGGTAAAATAGTAATTGTCCGATGAGCGTCGGACAATACAACGCCAAGAACGACAGGAGTAGCCTTATGGCTCTGCGAACCTACATCCAAGGTACCCTCCGTTGACTCGTTCTGGTTTTCTTCTTGCAGAAGATGAAGCGCTTAAAACTCGCTTTACTGGTATTACTGTTTCCGATGACCGTGACGCTTCTCGTGATGTTCAGGTTTTCTTCCGTTACCCAGAGGGTGAAACAGAGCGACTATACCCCTTTATTACTATTGAACTAATTGACGTGGTTTATGCCCGTAACCGTCAACAGTCTGTGGTAAATCAGTATGGCTATAAAGAAGGGGACGATTGGGCTGAAAATAACCCTGCCGTGGTGTCCTACTACCCTTCCCAAGGTCAGATTACCGTTCCGTCTTCTCTTGCATATCTTAAAACTACGGAGTACGTCCCAGTAGACATTTTGTATCAAGTTTCTACATTTACTCGTAGTGCCCTTCATGACAGGCAATTAACAGCCAAAATGCTGTACGACGTTGTCCCATTCCGATATAACTCTATCTATATCCCAGCGGACAATACCTCTCGACGTTTAGACCTTTTGGACTGGACTACGGCTGACCTTCTCGACCCTGAGGCTGGTTACCGTAAGCGCATTTTCCGTAAGGTTTATACGTTGCAGATGTCAGCAGAATTGCCAACATCTACCTTTAAGGGAATCAAGCAGGTTACCAGAATTAATACTACACTTGTAGAACAATCGTGAACACTTTAATATCCCCCCTGTTAACACATTTAGGAGCACCCGATGGCATTTGAACGCCCCGGAGTTTACGTCCGTGAAATCCCTTCACAGACGCAAATCACCCCACAGAACACTGCTACAGCCGCCGCTTTCCTTGGCACGGCTTTGCGTGGACCCAACTCACCCGTCCTTATTAACTCATGGTCGTCTTATGTCAGCAACTTCGGTCCGCTGTCAAATGACTACGAATTGGGATATGCCGTTTATAACTACTTTGCAAACGGTGGTCGTGACGCATACGTAACACGTGTTGTTGGTAACGCCACTACAGCGGCTACTTTCTCAACAGCCCCACTTCCTACAAACACCTCAGCAACGCCACCTGTTGCTGGAACGTTGTTTACATTGACTGCTAAATCAGCAGGTGTGTGGGCATACAACACCACTGGTCAGACAGATGGTCTTCAGGCTGTAATTACCTTTGACCCAGCAACTTTGGTTTCTGGTGCGGCTACTGACACTGTACGTATTAACAAGGGCACTTTGTTCAGCCTTGTTCTTCTTTACAAGGGTGCTGAAATTGAGCGCTGGCAGGAACTTTCACTTGACCCAGCCTCTGGTCGTTACGTCAAAGACGTTTTGGGGCTGTTCTCAACATACGTTGAATGCTCAACACCAACCACTATTGCAACTGGTAGTTACCTGATTGTTTCAACTGGTGCAGACACCTCATTGACAATCGACTTTATTACCGCAACCAATGGTGGCGCTCCTGATATGGGAACCTACGACACCGCTATTAAGAAGTACGACACCATTAAAGTACCTCTTCTTATCAACTTTGTTGGTCAAACAGACAAAGACATTTTAGCAAAGGCTATTAACTACGCTTCTAACCGTGGTGATTGTTTTGTAATTGTGGATTGTGCAAAGACAGCAGACGCTTCAACCGTTACTACCCAAGTAACCCAACTACTTACTACTGGTATTGACCCTTCATACGCTGGAATTTATTTCCCAGCATTGAAGTTGGCTGACCCAGCACGTAGTGGTCCAGCCGCTATCCGTACCTGCTTCTCAGGTGGAGTTGTTGCTGGAGCGTTTATCCGTTCAGAAAATACCCGTGGTGTCGCTAAGGCTCCTGCTGGTTACTCTCTGGACCTTCGTAACGTCTATGGCTTGGCTGTGACGCCAACAGAGACTGAAGAAGCAACCCTGTACAACGTCAAGAATGTTAACGTTCTCCGCTCAATCCCCGGTGGAACGTTCGTCATTAATGGTGCCCGTACACTATCGACTTCTCGTCCAGAGAAGTTCATTCCAGTTCGTCGCACACTCAACTTCCTCAAGTCTTCTCTTGAGAGTCAGACTGGGTTTGCCGTTTTTGAACCAAACGATGACCGTTTGTGGGACAAACTCAAGAACCGCCTTAGTGCAAGCCTGACAAACTTCTGGGCTTCGGGCAACCTCAAGGGTGCTTCTGCTGACCAAGCGTTCTACATCATCTGCGACAGCAGTAATAACACAACATCAACTATCAATGACGGTTATGTCAATATTGAAGTAGGTGTGTCATTGTTGAACCCAGCAGAATTTGTAATCATTAACATCAGCCAATGGGCTGGCGAAACCGCACTCTAATCAAGGAGATAGACAGCAATGACTGACGCATTTACACAACGTACGGACCCGCTCCGTAACTTCAAATTCCGTGTGCAGATTCTGCCCATCGGTACAGGAAACCTTGCTACTAAATTGGCAAAGATTGATGAGATTGGTTTTGCCCAAGTCTCTGGTCTTGCTGTAAGTAACGAGGTTATCACCTACCGTGAAGGTGGTATGAATACCCACCCACACAAGTTTGTTGGTCAATCAGACTTTACACCAGTGGCTTTTGCACGTGGTGCATTTGCTGGTCAAGCACAACTTTGGGAATGGCAAAAATTCATGCACGCATGGGTTGGTGGAGGAATCTCTGGTGAGGCTGGTCTTGCAAAGGGCGATGAGTCATACCGTTGCAACATCCTTGTCAAGGTTTACGACCACCCACACACTGCAACAGAGATTTCTTCGGGAACAAGCCTTAACTACGCCTATGACGGCGGAACACTTAACGGTGACGGCAACAAGATTGTCCCCGGTAAAGTAAAACTTCAATACAAGTTGTATAACTGCTGGCCGGGTTCGTACTCACTTTCTGACCTTTCAGCAGGTGACACCACTGGTATCATGGTCCAAACGATGAACATCCACCACGAGGGATTTTACATCGACTGGACTGGCGCAGAAGACCTTTCCACTAAATAACAAACATCTAAAAAATAGGAGAACAAAATGGACTACGCCTCACAGGCGAGCGCCCTTGATAAGGCGCTTGAAGACCCCGTACCCCGTATGGAGACGCCACCAAATACGGTGGTTGACCTATACGTTGGTTTACTCGATGAAGAGGGTAATTGGCAAAAGACGGCAATTGTCAGGGAACTGACAGGAGCCGATGAAGAGGCTCTTGCCTCTCTTGAAGCCAAAGAGGGAATGAACTATTCGGAGTACATGGCGTTCCTTTTACGCCGAGTCGTGGAGTCTATTGGCTCCATCAATATCGCACAAAATAAAAACGTTGTTGACAACCTCGTCGTAGGTGACAGAGATAAATTGTTTATGACAATTATTGAAGCCACTTATGGCAAGATGCGTGAGTACCAAGTTGCTTGTACGTCTTGTGGGGAATCTAATGACGTGTTTGTGGATATCACCACTTTCGCTGAAAAGCCCCTCAAGACTAACTTAGTAAACACGATTACATATACCCTTAAAAATGGTTTAGAAGTTGTGCTACGTCTTCCTACCAACGGTGACAGCCTTGTTGTAAACAAGGTTGCCCAGACAGTCGCAGAGCAAAACACTCTGATGTTGTCACGCTGTGTGCAAGGCATTGAAGGAAACCCAATTGAATGGGCTAAGAACCTAGGCATGGCTGACCGTGCCAATATGGTTAAGAAATTATTGGACGCCCAGCCCGGCCCTGAAATTGGGGAGGTGAATGCCCAATGTGCCCATTGCAATGAAAAGTTTGTGATGGTTCTCGATTGGGTCTCACTTTTACTCGGTTAACGTAGTTAACTTATATTGGGAATATGACATCATTGCCTCTACATACAACGGGTTTAACCTAACGGATATTCGAAATATGACCAAACGTCAAAGAAAGTTTTGGTCAAGTATGGGAAAATGGCATAGTGATTAAATTGAGGGAACATGGCTGAATCGTCGTTAGACCCTTTTGGCGACCCTTCGGGGGCTTCCTCCTCAGACGAGGCTAAGGCAAAGCCAGCCCGTAAAAACATGAACATGTTTAATAGTGTTCTCCGTCTTGCAAGTAGTCCTGCGTTTGAACGTGGGATGAAAGCCCTTGATAAAGCCTTCGACAAATGGATGAAGGCTGACAAGGGAGCCTCTGGTGGTTCAGGCGGTAGTGGTGCTGACCAAGTATCACGAGCCATAAACAACATGAAGCAACAGCCTGTATCAGGTGGTTCTTTCCAAAACTTCATGGGTGGTTTTACTGGTGGTAAAGGCGCTGGTGCGGCTTATGGTTTTGGTGCCGTTGCTCAGGTTGGTATGCAACTTGGGTCACAAGCCATCCAAGGAATTGATAACCGTGTTGACAATGCTTATGGAAAGATGCTTTCCTACGACAAGTTGTCCATGCTCTACCAGCAGACACAAGGAATTTCCCAAAACCGATTTGCTAATGCTGTATTACAGCCTCTTGGTAATTACAAATTAGGTCAGGGTGGTGCAAGTTCTCTTCTTGGTCTCCAAGCCTCTACAGGACTAAGCGCACAAGGAAACGCCGCAGGTATTGCAGGTTTGCGAGCCGCTACTGGTTTTGCATACAGTACACAAGACATGGCGCAGATGATGCGTACCATGGCATCCCCTATGGTCAACAACCGTATGACCATGACACTTGGTACTGGTATGTATGGTCCCGGTGGTAGCCAACGCAACATGATGCAAGTCATGCAACAAGTGGTTCGAGGCTCTGGTCTCACCAATGAGCGTATTGTAAACAGTGGTATGCAGATTGGTTCTGTTACCCGTGCCCGACTTGCCGCATATGGGATTGCTGACGAAAACATGCAAGACATGGTTCTTAACTATGCCAAGTCAAACATCCAGTTCCAGAAAAAGGGTGGTAAGGGCATGTACGACCCTAACGACCCGACCGCCCAAAAACTTATGGGCATCAAAAAGAACTTTGCTAATGAGCAAGAAGAAACTACACGTGTACAAGAAACACGTGACATGCAATTCTATAAACGACAGAATGACAACTACGCACAATTAGAGCGCAACACACAAGGACTGATTAAAGCCTTTGGTGCTCTTGAAGACAAGTTGTCTGGAGTAATCGGAGCACGAACTAGTACCCGTAACTCCGCTGGAATGTCAATAGGAAAGAGCATCCTCGGTGGTGCTTTGATGCTTGGTGGCGTTGCTGTTAGTGCTATGTCCTTTGGAGGTGCCACACCTCTTGGTATAGGGATGATGGGCGCAGGTGCCCAATTTATTAGTTCAGGTGCAAAAGGGTATAACAGCGGTGACCCTATGCCTGTTGGTAAAAAGGATTACTCCGTTGGGTATGGTGGCAAAAAGATGTCACTCAGCCAAGCGTCTAATGCACCATCAGTTGCAAAATTAAACCCTAAGTTCCGTGAACGCATCTTAAAGATGATGCAAGACAACCCTGCTGTTGGTGTTGGCGAAGGTTTCCGCAGTGGTTCTACACAACGTCAAGGATTCCTTAATCGTTATAACAAGACTGATAAAAAAACTGACATCTTCTGGGAAGGTTCTTACTGGCAAAAGAAAGACGGAGTTGCCCCCATGGCTCCTCCGGGGTTCTCAATGCACGAAATTGGTCTTGCGGCTGACCTTACAGGTGACCTTGATTGGGTGCAAAAAAATGCAAGTAAGTACGGGTTAAAAACATTTGGTGGTGTCAACGGTGAGCCTTGGCACGTTCAACCAGCAGAACTTCCAAACGGTCGTGGTGAATATGAAAAGTCTGGTGCCAAATGGGGAATGGGTGGAGCATCAGAACGTTCTGACCCACGTGCACGTATTTCTGGTCTTACTGATGGTGTTCTATCTGACAAGTTTGGTGGCGCTAAAAGCGGAGGACCACAATCTTTTGGTCAGATGTCCATCATGGACAGTATGACTGCTACACGAGACGCTAACCGTATGGGTTTAGGAGCCGCTGGAACAGTAGCGGCGGCTGGTACAAGCGGTCGTCGTACTGGCGCTGGCTCTGGAACGGGTTCTATTAAGCGACGTGGAAAGTTAAAGCCTGAAGAAGTGGCTCAACTTTTGTACTCAGCAGGTTTCCGTGGTGATGACCTTGCAAAGGCTATTGCTATTTCTTATCGTGAAAGCCATCACAACGCAAGTTCTTATAATGGAAATGCTAAGACAAAAGACAAGTCATATGGTCTATTCCAAATTAACATGTCGGGCGCTCTTGGACCAAGTCGTTTAAAGTCTCAAAACCTTAAATCAAACGATGACTTGTTTGAT